CATTGGCGGCGTCGACGTTGACATGCCTGAAGATGGCGCTGACATCGAGATCGAATATGGCGGTCCCGAGATGGTGGACGGCGCGGAAATCAGCGAATTAGATGATGGTGGCGTCGAGATTGATTTCGATCCTGCCGAAGACCTGCCGGAAGAGGCTGCGCACGACGCGAACCTTGCGTTGTACATGGACGATATGGACCTGAACACGCTGGGCGAGACGTTGCTCAGCGGCGTGGAGGAGGATAAGCAGTCGCGTGGCGACTGGGAAGCGACGATGTCTGAGGGCATCAAGCTGATGGGATTGAAGATCGAAGACCGCACGACGCCGTTTAAGGGCGCATGCGGTGTTTATGACCCTCTCTTGGCAGAGGCTGTGGTACGCTGGCAGGCTGTGGCTTGTGGTGAGCTTCTTCCCGCCAGCGGCCCGGTTAAAACGCAGATTATTGGCGTTGCGAATGAGCAGTTGGAAGCTCAGGCGTCGCGCGTCAAGGACTTCATGAACCTGTATCTGACGGAACTGGCCCCCGAATTCTACGAAGAATTCGATCAGATGCTGTTCTGGCTGCCGTTGGTGGGTTCGACGTTTAAGAAAACCTATCAGGATCGGCTGCTGGGCCGCCCGGTGAGCCGTTTCGTGCTGCCGGATAACTTTATCGCGTCCTATGGCACGACGGATTTGTCCACATCGCCGCGATTCTGCCACATTACGCCGATGACGCCCCGGAATTTCCGCTTGGCGCAGCTGGCGGGCGTGTATCGGGACATCGACATCGGTGATCCACAGCCGGATGACAGCTCGCAGACCCCGATTCAGGCGCAGGTTGACGGTGTTCAGGGCGTTGAACCGGGCGCTGAAGGCACCGAAGAGTACCGGATTTACGAGGTTTATGCCGATCTGAATCTGGTCGGGTTTGAGAACGAGGACGGCATTCCGTTGCCGTATATCGTGTCGATTGAAGAGGGCACGCGCAAGGTTCTGTCGATCTATCGGAACTATGACGAGACCGATCCGACGTTCCAGCGCAAGGATTGCTTCACGCACTATAAGTTCATGCCCGGCGTCGGGTTCTATGGTCTTGGCTATGCGCACTTGCTGGGCAACTCGGCGAAAACGGCGACATCGATTCGCCGTCAGCTGATTGACGCCGGCACGCTGAATAACTTCCCGGGCGGTCTGCGCGTGAAGGGCATGCGCATCGAGGACAATAACATCGGTATTGGTCCGACGGAATTCCGCGAGATCGATACGGGTGGCTTGCCGATCCAGAACGCGATCATGACGATGCCCTATAAGGAGCCGTCGCAGGTATCGCTCGAACTGTTGAGGGAAACCTATGAAGGTGCGCGGAATCTCGCCAACACCGCAGAGATTGCGGTGGGTGAAGGTCGACAGGATGCCCCAGTTGGAACGACTGTGGCTCTTATGGAGGCGGCAACCCGCCTGCAGTCGGCGACCCTCAAGAGATGTCACAAAGCGTTTAGTCGCGAACTGAAGCTGATTGCGGACCTATTCGGTAAATATCTGCCGGATGAGCCGTATCCGTTCCCGGTACGTGGCGGCATGGCTGCCATTATGCGGGAAGATTTCTCGAATAACATCGACGTTATTCCGGTATCTGACCCGAACATTTCGTCGTCGGCGCAGCGCATGATGCGGGCCGAAGCTCTGTTGCGGTTCGCTACACAGCAGCCGGATCAGCACAATATCCGCGAAGCCTATCGTCAGATGTATGTCGAGATGGGCATTCCTGACGAAAAGATCGAGCTGATCCTTGCGCCTGAGCGCCAGAAGCCGCGTCCGCTGGATCCGCTGACGGAGAACCAGAACGCGATTATGGGTGCGCCGCTGGTGGCTGGCCCGTATCAGGATCACGACGCGCACATCGCGGCACACGCGCCGATTGCGCAGGATAACCCGTCACTGCAGGCGCACATCAACGAACACTTGGCGATGAAGATGCGCATTCAGGTTGAGCAGATGATTGGTCAGCCGCTGCCGCCTCCGGGTCAGCCTATGCCGCCTGAGGTCGAGAACCAGATTGCGGTCATGGTTGCACAGGCCATGCAGCAGCTTGCGCCGATGTATAAGCCGCAGCCTGAGCAGGATCCGATGCTGCAGATTGAGCAGATGAAGGTCCAGCAGAAGGAAGCTGACAGCACGCGCGATGCCGAGACGAAACTCGCCGAAGCGCAGATTAAAGCTCGGAGTGACGCGGAAGACCGTGCATCGAAAGAACGGATCGCAGCAATGAAGATGCAGTCCGAAGCCATGCGAACCTTTGGAGGTCAACAATGAAGATGACTGATTTGCGGGCCAAGGCTCGCGCGATTTTCGGTTCGGCGGTTGCCGAGCCCATGCCGAACATGCCGAACGGCGCGAAGGCGCTGCAGCAGCGTGCGAATGCGCGTCCGATCCCGACCTACAAGGACGGTGGCGTTGTGAAGAAGGCTGATGGCGGCGGTATGAAGCCGAAGCTGACGAAGGCTGACGTTAAGATGGGCGATGCGCTCATGCTGACCCGCAAGGGCCGTCAGGTCGTCGAAGCTCAGAAGCGCATGGACGCTGAGAAAGAAGACAAGCTGGCGAAAAAGCGGGCTATGGCTGACCGTCTCTTGGGCGTCACGATGAAGAAAGATGGCGGTGCGTTGGATCGCGTTGGTCGTGCTATGTCAGACATCGCGAATGAAGGTGTTAAGAAGAAGTACGGGATCGCCATGAATCGCCCCGCTTCTGCTGGGCGTGCTGCGGCCTCCGCTAATACGCAATCGGGTTCGACGGGCGCTGCCAGTCAAGCTCCTGTGGTTGTTCGTCCAAAGAAGGATGAGGAAATCACCGTTCGCCCGAAAAAAGAGCAGCCGATCTACGTTCGCCCGAACGTGAAAACCAAGACCGTTAAGCTGGAAGCCCACAAAGATGGCGGTAAAGCTTGCGGTGGCAAGATGAGCAAATACGCTGATGGCGGCAAAGTCGAAGACGCCCGCATCGCGGCGCGCATGGCTGCTGGTAACTATAAGAAGGGTGGCAAGGTCCAGACCTCCGCTGATACTGCCCGTAAGCTTGCCACCGAAATGGGCGGCATGAAAAAGGGCGGCGCGAAGAAGGCTCCGAAAGACGGCCTCGCTGTGATGATCGCGATTGGCAAGCCGATGAAGCCTGAGAAGAAGGCTGTTGGTGGCGCAGGCAAAACCCGCAAGGGTATGGCCCCCATCAAGAAAGCTCAGGGCGGCGCAGCCAAGGTTCGCAAGGGCATGATGACGCCGGAGGGCAACATCATCAACGTAATGAACAAAATGCGCGGTAAATAACGGGGGTGACCGGACGGCGGCCCGGTTAATAGCCGCCACATAAAAAAAAGACCGGAGACATAATATGAGCGCAGAAGAACTGCGAAACAGGTCCGTCCAGCGGGTCGCGGAATTACGTGACCGGGCGACGGAGTATTCCTTAAACGCGAGATTTAGGCCGTCCAGCTTTGGGGAGCGACACATCCCGGCTGTGACAGCGGAAGAGATTGCCCTGCAGGTTCTGGAGGGGAATGCGTTGGTGCGCGCCTATACGGCTGCAATCGAGACCATCAACGAAGAGTATAAGCGTATGATGCAGCCAGACGACGATAAATTACCGGAGCAAAGACGAGGGAGTCATTACTGATGAGCATGAGTAACATTGAGCCGCACGAGGAAGAGCTGGCGAAGAAGCTGATTGATGATCAGTTTATTTCGATGACCGGCCAGCCGTTCGACATGAAGCCTGCGGGCTATCTGGTCGCGGTAAAGATCTATGTACGCCCGGAAGAGCTGAAGACGATCACGCAGGAAGACGGCACGGAAGTGACGCTTTACCTGCCGGACACTGTGCGCGCTGAGGATAAATATTCCTCGGTTTCCGCGCTGGTCTGCGCTGTCGGCCCTGAAGCCTATCAGGGTGATAAATTTGAGCGCAGCGGGCCTTGGTGCAAGGTTGGCGACTGGGTTCTGATCCCGCGCTACGAATCGACGATGGTGTCGTATCGCGGCGTCGCAATGGCGCTGCTGCCGGATGATCGCGTCATGGCCGTTATTGCGGGTCCAGAAGACGTGATGTCGGGCAAATTTGCCGGCGATTTCTAAGGAGTAGAGCATGTCTGATGAAACAGAATCCCCAGAACTTCCGCTCACTGAAGATGGTCCGACAGAGGACATCGACATTGAGATAACGGAAGACGATCTTGGTGAAAGCCTAGCTGACTATCAGGAAGATGATGGCGAGCAGGAAGAAGAGCAGCAAGAAGAAGAGCAGGCTGAAGAGCCTGAAGAGCAACCTGAGGAAGCCTCTGAAGAGGAAGACGAGGAAGAGGAGGAAGCTCCAAAGCGTCGTCGTTCTCCTGAGAAGCGCATCTCTGAACTTGCACGCAAGGCTGCTGAGGCTGAACGCCGTGCGCAGGAGCTGGAGGCGAGGCTGCAACAGGAAGCGCAGCTGCGCGAGCAGTCCGAAGTCGCGATGATGACGCACTACAAGAACAATCTCACCGTCACTGCGATGGATCTCCGCCAGAAACTGGCCGAAGCCCGCACGATGATGGATAATGAGAAGATCGACGATCTCCAGTATCAGTTCACGAAAGTGATGAATGATCTGGAAGCCGTCACGGCTTGGGAAGCGGATCAGCAGAATAAGGCTGCCCAGCCGAAGCCCGCTCCTCAGCAGGCTCCGAAGCCGTCCGAGCAGCAGCAGGTTTCGCTTGAGCCCCGCACTGCCGGCTGGATTCAGAAGAACACGTGGTTCCAGCCGCAGTCGGAAGACTTCGATCCTGAAATGCACGAGGAAGCAACACTATACGCACGTCGCGTAGAACGTCGCTATCGTTCTGAGGGGCGTGAAGATGAGATCGGCAGTGTCGATTACTTCACGGAAATCGACCGTCACATGCGCCGGGAGTTTCCTGACGCATTCTCAGCACAAGCAACTCCATCAAAGAAAGCACCGCCAATGGGCCGTGATTCCAATGTCGCACCAGTCCAGCGCAGCGCGCCCGGACAGCCCAACAAGAACTCGAAGACTGTTCGCCTAACTGCTGATCAGCGTCGCATGGCGCATCAGCTGGCCCAGTCTGGTGCAATCCGTAAGCCGAATGGCGGTCGAATGACTGAGCTTGAGGCTGAAAAATACTACGCTGTTCACATGATGAAACAAGGTAAAGGAGCATAACAATGGCGCGTACATCACGCATGGGCGCGACACGCGCCGCTGAATCTCGTGAAGCTGGGATGCGCAAGCGTCCCGAAACTCACTTCCAATCGAAGCTGTATGTGCCGAAGGATAAGATCCCGGCTGGCATGACATACGCTTGGGTTCGTGAGTCGACACTGAACGAGCCTGATCCCGATAACATGACGGATCGCATGATTCGTGGCTGGCAACCGGTTCCGGCGAATCGCCACCCTGAAATGGTTCCTCCCCCGCTCCCGGGCTACGAAGGCATGGAGGTCACGGTTATTCGTCGTGGCGGACTGATTTTGTGCGAATGCCCGACGCGGGATGTCGAGGAGCGCAATCAGGAGCGCGATCTGGAAAACATTGAAACCTTGCAAGATGTGGCATGGACAGGGCAGAATGACCCCAACCTGCCGCGCTTTGAAGACAAGGATAGCGGCGTGGCGTTTGAGCGCGTTACGTCGTTCAAGGACTAAGCTCCGGTCCACAGTGTGTCTCTCCTCTGGACACTGTGGCGAACTGCCTCCGCCCGGGTAACTGGGCGGGGGCTTTTTTATCCCTATCTAGAAAACCGTAGAGATGTGTTTTCTTCAGGTGTCACAAGCTGAAGATTTGAAATTCTGTTGTCGTCTTTGACTGAGTTTATGTGATCGACATGCAAGTGCTGTGGCGGCCACTCGCCATAATGGAGCGCCCACGCAACACGATGCACTTTGTACAGGACATCAAATAGTTTGAACCTCAGGTATCCCCTATTGTCTTTTGTAGCCACAAACTTGCCGGCGCAACGGCTGTTCCAGCGGGATTGCTCACGTTCAGATTTGCAAAACCTCAATGGCCTTGGAAGCCAAACAAGCTGTCCAGTTTCCGAGTTGTATGAAATTAGTTGGCGTAGATCATCAATGGCTATATCATAGCGGACATGCTTCACCGGAGTCTTCCTTCCGTTGTAGTGGCCGTCGAGGTTCTCACCGCCTCGACGGCTTTTCTGTACTATAATGGGTAACGTATAGCAACCCGTTGACAGTGTTCCGGGTTGAATGTAATTTATAACTAATTCGACGCAGGTCACGTATCCTGCACCCCGATGGTGGTCACGTTATCCACCCCTGAGCTGGCAGCTCGTCCGATGCCGCGTTACGTATCGCGGTACCTTGGCAGGTAAAAGCCGCAACCTTTAACTTCAGCATGGAGAAACCGTATGGCTTACGGCACCAATGCGCCTCAGGGGTTTGTCCCCGTCAAGAAGCTGGATGGCTCTGCTTGGACCGGCGCAACGAATCCTTATCAGATCACAAGCACCTACGCGACTGCGCTCTTTCGCGGCGACCCTGTAACGATCCTCGCTGACGGCACGCTCGGCGTGGGCGTCGCTGGCTCGGCTTGCGTTGGCGTTTTCTGGGGCGTCAAGTTCACCGACAGCACGGGCCGCGTCCGTTTTGAGAACTACTGGCCGGGCAACCCCGGTGTTCTCACCGGCTCGGTCGTTGAAGCTCTCGTGATTGACGATCCGAACACGGTGTTCACCGTTCAGGAAACCAGCGGCACCGGCACTGCCGGCACTCCGCTCGCTCTCACTGATCGCGGTCTGAACATCAACTTCCTGTACACCGCTGGTTCGACTTCGACTGGCCAGTCGGCTGTGTCGATCAACAACGCGACGGAAGCTGACACCAGCACGCTCAACTGCAAGATCCTGCAGCTCGACCCGACTCCGGGTAACGCTGTCGGGGCCTTCGCGAACTGGCTCGTGACGATCAACAACCACCTCTATCGTGGTGGCGTGACCGGCATCTGATCGGCCTAGCAGGGAGATTTAAGAAATGGCTATTAATACAACCGCAATTCGCGACCTGCTCCGTCCCGGTCTGGCCGCAGTTTTCGGCGACTACCCGATGTATCCGGGTCAGTGGTCGGAAATCTTTGAAAAGCACACGTCCGATAAGGCCGTCGAAATCGAAGTCGAAGTCAAGCTGCTTGGCCTCGCCCAGATCAAGGCGGAAGGTGCTTCGACCGCTTACGGCGAAATGGGTCAGCGCTATGTAACGAACTACGTGAACCGTTACACCAGCATTGGCTTCATCATCACCCGTCAGGCAATCAAGGACAACCTGTATCAGTCCTCGTTCCCGCTGCAGGCGAAGGCTCTTCGTCAGTCGATGGAACAGACCAAGGAAGTCCTCGGCGCTTCGGTCCTGAACAACGGCTTCTCGGCCAACTTCCCCATTGGGGACGGCCAGCCGCTCTTCTCGACGCAGCACCCGATTGAAAACGGCGTGGTTGCCAACACCTTCTCGGTGCAGGCTGACTTGAACGAAACGTCGCTGCAGGACGCCATCGTCGGCGTTCAACGCTTCCGTGATGCTGCGGGTCTCCGCATCATGACGAAGCCGACCAAGCTGATCGTCCCCGCTGAACTTCAGTGGACCGCGACCCGCTTGCTGCAGTCGCAGTTCCGCGTCGACACGGCGAACAACGATATCAACGCGATTTACAACAACTCGGCGGTTCCGCAGGGTCATCGCGTTAACATGTTCCTCACGGACACGAACTCGTGGTTCCTGCTCACCGACGCTCCGAACGGCTTCAAGTACTACGAGCGCGAAGCTCTCGAAACCGATGTCTACACGGACTTCGACACCGACAA